CTAATTTCTTGGTAATCTCCTCGTTTTGGGTCTGATTTTCTGACTCTCTTAAACGCTTGACCACCGATACTGAATCCTCTGAGAACGCCTTTTCTGATTTCTGCTGAAACCTCTTTTGCTTTCTCGATGTCGTTACGTAATTGTACTACTACAAACATTCCGACATCATCGACTTCGCTTTTCCACAACCTCCCTTCGCTATCTGTGTAATTCGGTACTACATCTCCAACTTGTATATTACTGTGAGCCAATTGAACGTTTCTGTATGACGGATTTTCCATGAATTTCCGAAATGCGTGTTTCAATGCCTCCTTTGTTATTACGTCGCCTTGCTTGTCTACAACTTCCACACTGGCATAGCCAGCGACAATGAGGTCGTTTCCTCCCTTGAGTACGACCAGTGGGTCGTCATCCTGTCTGAAAAGTTGTTTACTTCCGAGCACACTATCAGTAGGACGTAATGCTTTACTACTTCAATGCTCCGGGACTACCAATCAAGGTTTCTACAAAGCATTTTCGTTATACTGCGTAGCATTACGTGCCATCTTTTTCCTTCTTCCGGGATAGTCATCAGGTTTCTCAGGGTCTTGCTCCGGGCGCTCTTTCATATCCCAATCAGGAACGCTCTGCTCGGATGTAAGGGTCGTAGGGCCTCTAGGACTCTCAGTACCATCTCCTACATCTATGCCTAATCCTCTCCCTCCACTCATAGGATAATGACCTGCAAAGCCCTTGTCAAGTTTGTCTAATGTCTTCTCTATCAGCAATAAAGCCTTCAATGTGTCTTTCGGCTTGAGTATAATATTCTTGTCCTTCTTAGGTTTGAGTATACCTGCGCTCTCTTCCTCTATCTTATCTGAATCTTCCATTGCGGTTCTGTATGGCTCGCCCTCGTCCACTCCTCTTATTTCTAACTCTTCTTTTTTCAGATAGGCAAATCCATTCTCCCAGTATGGTTGTAGGCTTTTCGCTAGTCTGATTGAATAATCCGAGTCAGATACCGAGCCTATCGCTGCTACTGGATTAACAGGCCCTTCATCACTCATCTCATACTTCACTAGGTCTTCGGGTAATTTAATTATGAAATGATTGTTGTCAATCTCCATTGTGAAAGGAACATGATACAATATGTCTTCCTTTGCTAGCATTACCCACTTCGGGTGTTTCTCTTCTCCCTTCATGTAAGTTGATTTTGCATCTCTAAGTAGAAGCATCTTGTTTTCTTTCCCTAGGGATTCTACTGCATTCTTTAGACCTACCTCATCTGTCACTCGTATATCTGATGGACTCGGTACATGCACTGGATGATAACTATCGAATTGCCCTCTAAGTAATTTGATTCTCTCACGAGTAGTTAGTTCCATAACTTGGTCATTATCGTACATGAGAATATCTGTTATGAATAAATCACCGTCTACTAATGTACCATCTATGATATAGTTCTTCTTACATGATGAACGTAATGAAGACCTCATCTCATCACTGGTAGATTGGACTTTACCATCTTCGTTTTCCAATTTTATATTGTTACCCTTCTTAGTAACCTTACATCTTACGCCTTCTCTATGAACAGATACTACCCATTCTCCTGTAAATCCTCTTAGTTGGGCCATATCTTCCAAATCGAATATTCTATGCATAGGTTCAATCAATGGCACTTCTTTAGGTACATCCGCTTTACCGAATAACTGCCAATCGTTTTGCGCAGGTAGAGTACCTTCTATTCCGGGAGTGTTCATCGGAGCGCTGCTAGCAGGAATATGCGAATCGTACATTGCCTGTACGTGTTCTGCATTATGAGTATCCGAAAGAACTTGTTGCACAGACATTCTTGGTATAGGATTGTAATTAGTCGGTTGAGGATTAGAACCTACAACTACATTGCTCCCGTTAAACTCTAGACCAAATTGTGCAATTCCCTCTTCACCCGTATGAATTGCACCGTCGTTTATCACATCCATTGGGACTACTCCTTGCTGACTCTCTATCGAGCCTATCTTTGCATCTCGCCTCATTCCTACTCTGTCTTCAGTAGCAGTGGGCATATCAGAAGATATCTGCTCAGGCGCCATTGCTGTATCTAACATCATGATGTTGCTGGCGATGTCTTTCACGCGATTATGCCTCTGCGCCTCTCTCCAACCTGTTTTACCTTCAAATATCGGGTGCAATAGCGTTTTACCGCTTCTAGATTCGGCTTTGCCACTCTTAGTCTTCTTCTGCTTGGGAGGCTCGTGTATTGCTAGTCCATATGTATCCAGTTGTTTTTCGCTTACTGGTCTATTTCTCTCTGATGTCTTGAAGTAATTGCCTATCCAAGATATAGCGTTGTGTAGTGGTATCCTCTGCGCAAATGTCTTCAATGCATTCTTTCTACCGGGGTCATTGCTTCCCTTTGGCCAGTTTTTCTTATCGTTCATCAATGCCGTGTCTAGTGCGTCATGCGTGTTTTTTAGTCCCAATACGGGCTTAAACATGTCCGGGTTGTCATTGTTCCAATCTCTTCTCATTCCTGCTAGTTTACCAAATGACATAGCGACTACATCTGAGTTCAGGCTAGATAGCCAATCTTTGACATACTCTCGATGAGCCGCGTCTTTAGGCAGTCCTAGTGTCTCTAGGGTCATGTCCGCTTCTCCATTACTGGCATTTTGAATTGGGCTTATTGTATGTCCCTCTCTTATCGCGTCTTGCTGAAGTAACATCGAGAGGATTGCGAACTTGTCGCTTGTGGTATCCAGTTCAACTTGTCTGTTTTCGTAACCTTGAGTTACTGCTCCATCTCCTCCAGTATGATGCAAAGAGCGTTGTGCACCGGATATTAGCGCATGAACATTCAATAGCGCTTTGGGATTATTAGGATGAAACGCATCAGGATGCGATTCCTCCACTAATGACCTGAGCCTCTGTGCTTCTCTAAGAACAGCGCTGTGGTCTCCTAAGAGCATGCTTTCCATATTGGAATCAGCACCAAAGCCTCCTGAGTCTGTAAGGGTCTGCCTTTCGGTTGCACTCCTTTGCTGAACCATTGTCCTGATTCTTTCTCCTATCTCTTGTAGTTGCCCTTTAGGAGTGTTAGGGTCATTGAGAGCCTCTTCAGCAGCCAGTAGTTCATCTTCGAAACCCTGTTCCATCGTATCTATTGGTTTGGAGAATATAGGTAGATTACCCATGACATCTCCTACATCTACTCCTTCGGGCATCATCTTATTTGCATTCTTGATGAAATGCCTTAAGGGTATGAGTGCCGGTATAGCATCTTTCAATCCTCGATTAACTCTTCCATTCAGTAAGGACATCAAATGAGTCTGAGATGCGTTTTTACTAATGGATACGTCTCCTCCAGCCTCTCTCCTTCCTTTTCCTCCTCTCTTTGTTCTCACTACATTTGTCTCTACGTATGGATTGTGTTGTGCTACGGTATCTTTATACAACTCCAGTTTATTCATTCTAGGATGAATTTCCCTATCTATCTGCATGCTTTTCGGCATTCCGTCCTTTGTGAGTCTGAATAATTTGGGATGTCTGCTGGATATGTGCCCGTCCCCTGAGTTCTTTATGTTCCTGCCCCTAGTTTCTCTTCTTGCTGAGAAGGTATCAGTCTTTGCTGCTATCCCATGTGCAGTATGGTGAGACTTTACTCCAGCAGGTAGGTAATGAGGCATTAACTGAGATATTAATCCAATGGTATTAGTTGATGGACTGATTGAACCATCATTCATCTTGTCACCAATCCATGATGACTCTCCCCCAACTAGATTTGCATATCTCTTCTTTCCTATAACTTCCCCATTCTCACCAAGAATGTCTCTCGGTCTGTACTCAAACTTTGATGCATCCGCTAAATGGTCGTGAAGTAATTCAGCATGGGTAGTCTTCTGCATGTTAGCGCCACTAACATGTGTGAAAGGTTTGGAGAATGGCCATGCGAGACCTCTTAGTTTATCATTGTCATCATAGAAATGAGCATGCTCTTCTTCAGGTAGTTCTTCTTTATGAGGTGCATTGATTCCAGTCCTATGTGCCATCATCGCATTTCTGATTACTTTGCTTCTTTTTGCAGCGCCTAATCTGCTCTCCAATCCTCCCAAGACCCCAGCACTGTCGCATTCCTTTTTCTCATCTTCGGTACAAAATTTGTATTTTTTATTGAAACGGTTCATGCAGTAATCGTCTTTCTCATTTTCGTCTGCATTTCTCATGTTCATTATTCTATTAGGTAGCAGTGGCCCACTCTGTCCACCAAAAATTGGATGAAGGGAGTCTTTGCTTCCCACAAGTTCTAGCAGACCCTCTTTGCTGAGAAGAGCATCGCTGTCTTTGCGTATCATCTTCAGTTTTCTGAGCGCTTGCTTCAAGTCTGAGCCTTTAGCCATCTCATCCATTAACTTCTTTTTATCTAAATCTTGGAATGGGAAAAGGTTTCGATTGTCCTTCTTCTTCTCAGGGTCTTCGTCTTCCGCACCGTGATGTAGTAGGTCATCACCTTCGTATATCGCTTCTAGGTTATCCATGAGTTCGTCGAATGCGGTATTGTCGAACATCTGCACCTTCTCTATCGTCTTGCGACCTTTCTTACCCACCTTTTGATACTCGAAAGGCTCGCCATCCCATATTTTCCCGTCCTTGATGTAAGTGTTCTTGAGCGCTGCCGATGCCATTCCCTCATCTCCGCTAATTTGTACATCTTCAGGATTTTCGATATTGGCATTCACATTTGCTCCTGTGTAGCCTTGTCTTCGTGAGAAGTAGTCATCCTCAGCCCCGTTTCTATGCATGAAATTCTTCTTGATTCGAGTCATACTTATCTTGTGACCGTCATCTAACTCAACGCTCTGATGCTGCGGGTCGTCAGTACCGTACTTGTCTATGTGGTCTAGAACTATGCTTCTCTCTTTTGGTGATAGAAACTCAAGACCGTAATTGTATGTTTCCCATCCCATACCGTGTGCATGCGTTTTACTCAACGGGTCACCCATGAGTTCCTTCTTGGCTTCTTCTTCGTTTTCGAGTGGAGGTAATGAAGTATCCATCAATCTACCCATGATTTCCTCTTGGCTAGGCTCTTCACCGACTATTCCCTCTTCAGTCACGTTGTGGCTGTCGAGCAGTTTCATCCTCCAGTCAAAGTGTGCCTTCTCCATGTCCGTACCGGTTCTTTCCAGTTTATCCAAGTCTCTAACAAATGCCTCCCTTTCTTCATCCCCCTCGATATGAGTGCCTCTTCTCCATCTATCCATGTCCCTTATCCTGAGAGTATGTTGATGAGTAGTTTCTTCTCCACCAGCAAAGGAGTATTTATGACCGGGTCTACCGTGATGCATTCCCTTGTAGAAACCGTGCTTGTGCTCCTTCTCTTCCTCGTTGTGATATTCTTTGTGAGCGTCTTCGATACCCATAGATTGCTCTGCTAGGGACGTCTCTCCGTCATTGTCGAAGTAGAAGTTCCTGAGTACGTCTTCCCATTCAGGCATATTGGTGTCTGCTCTTCTTCTTCTGATTGGATGATTTTTCTCGCTGAATGGGTCTACATTAAGATAGTGACCCTGTTGTATTTGTTCACTGTCCGATTCTGTTGGTTCTGTAATTAGGGTTTCAGGGTTATCCCTATCTAATTTGTATGTGAATGGTAGTATCTCAGGCCAAAGCCCATGCCTCATCTCTCTAGGAATCTCATTCTCTTTCAGATGGTCACTTGCTGATTGTCCCGGTTTCTGCGCAGAGTGAAACTTGTAACCGTGTTTCTTGTTGTCCGCTTTAGTCCAGTGCCTCTTAACTCTGCCCTCGTAAGCGTGCATGGCTGGTATAGGCATAAGCATAGCAGGACGATAGTTCGCCATTGGATTACCATGGCTTCCGCCTTCTCCACCGCCCTCTCGCTTCAGTATGAAATTGCTGTAAGAGAGACAGACTATATCCTCGTCTCTGAGTTCGTATTTTATATTGTGATTTTTTAGATTAATGGTTGATAGTAAGAAATCGCCTACTTCTTGAGTTGGGTCAGTATTACTGTATATCGCTTTCAAGAGTTCATCTCGATGTCTTATATAGACATCAACAGAATCCTCTTGCATATCATCACCGCTCATCTCCTCATCGTCGAAGCATAATTGGGGCAATTTGCTAACGGTACATCTTGATGCATTTTACACATTTCATGTACAGTAGCACCGCAAGTTCCACAAGGAGACATATCGGCTACGCCTTTTATGACTCCTACTGAACCCAATTTTACCCCTCCACGAGACGATTAATGTCATCGTGTGGGTTTCTCGATGAGGATTCTGCTTCCATGTTCATTGATGATGACGATGCACCTTTGTTAGCAACATCATCTGAATCTAGTAGAGATTGGTTGGTATTGTAGAAGGCGTTGTATGTCTGACCACCAGTTTCTATCATAAACTGAGAAGTATCCGGGGTAGTTCCGAAAGTCTGAGTCTTGTGATGTTCGCCCTTCTTCATATCAGGGCAGCAAGACGCCTGTGGTTTCCCACTACCACATGCACACATTTTTGCCTTCTCAAGCGCATCTAGCCTCTGTTCGACATCGTGGGCTTTCCTTAGTAGTTCGTATGCCTCTGAGGAGGCGGTTTCGTATCTTGGCTTCATTAATACATCTCCTGTACTTCTTTGTGCTGATGAGCCATGTCATGTATTTCTTCCCAACTCATTTCATGAATCTGCTCGTTGCTAAATTTGTCTAGATTCTCGGCGTCTACACCTTGACTCTTCAATATGTTAGTGTCCATGTCATTGCGAAACGCATCTACTGACACATCTTCTGACAAAGGCGTACCATAGGGTACAAAACCTGCTTTTCTAAGTATGTGGCTTGGGTTTTGTATAAGTTTCCTTAGAGAAGCATTCTCAGCCTTGATAAGTTGCATGTCTGAATCCATTGACTCCATCTTTGTGATGAGTGTAGTCATCAGTTTTCCTGCATCGCTTTCATCTGACATTTCTTTCCCTCAAACTCTTCTTCCGAAAGTGCCACGTGCTTTTCTCATTGAGGGATTAGTTTTAGCGGATATGATTGTACCGGGTAATTGCCTATTTCTCATACTTGGGTCAAACTTTGCTCCTGTCTCGTTATATTTTATGACTGGGCTTTGTTGTTGCCATCCGTTATCAGGAGTTACCACTCCATTATCGGATTTTTTGATTGCTAATATAATATCATCTTCAAGAGTACTTGCGTACTTCAAAATTTCAGTTAGATGTACTCTTGCAGCATCTGCATTTCCGTCTTCTATCGCTTTGTTTAAACCTTCGTTATGGGAGTTCATTTTCCTCGCCATAGGGTGCATTTTGATTAAGTCCATGGTCGTCACTTACCTGTTGCGAAGTCGCCTTTGTTCTTTAATCATGCGCCTCTCAACCGTCTTGCGTTCAATAATGCACGACTATTGTCCTGCGCTTGGGAATTTTGCGGCCCTCTCTGCATCACCGATGAAACTGGTGCTCCGCTACCGAACGATGTTCGGCTCTGAGGAGATGCTGGCCCTCTTGGTGTTCTGATGCCCATTCCCTCTCCTCCGGGTTGCGATGGTGGCATCATTCCGGGTGGAACTGCACCCATCTGCGCACCCATAGCACCGGCTGTTGCTGCACCGGGCAATCCGGGTGGGGGTTGCATGCCGGGCGGCATTGGTGGTGGGCCATCCTGTTCAGGATTGATTTCCCTGTAAGTAAATCTTATGTCTCTGTCTCCCTGCTCCATTAGTTCAGGCTTGTAGCCTAGCATAGCCATTCTCTGCGCTAGATTAACTTCCATCTCATCTCTTCGTAGACGGGTTATCTCGTCTTCCTCCTCATTTGGATAAAGGGTTATCTTCCAGTCAGTAACTTGCATCTGCTCTAGCATTCTAGGAAACAACACCTGAGTATATACTTTCTGACCAAACTCAACTGCTCTATTTGTTACTAATATCTGCATACCCTCATTGTTGAGACCACCGCTCTTGCCGCTGTCTACCATGAAGATACTGCTAACACCGTAAAATGCTGCTATTCTATTTCTCATCTCATCACGGACTGCGATATATTGCATTTCTTCTAGGGTATCCATGAACTTGACCCAATTGACTCCTCCTCTACCAGTCTGACTCTCTATACCTACTTTAGGAATGTAATGCGGGTCTCTCTCCATCTTCTCATCAACTGATTTCCAAAAGGATTTCATCGATTCTAGGTTATCAGTAGTAACTGAGATTATTCCTTTCGGGCTTCTTCTCTTCTGATATGCAGTATACATGTAGTTATCCATCGCTGTCAGGGTCATTGCTTGACGCCACATAGTATTGACAGGACTTCTACCATAGAGTTTTGACGGATTATACTTGCTAAGATGTAGCACTTCTCCCTCTAAGTAATATTGAGTTTTACCACTACCAGCCATGTTAGCATAGTGAGCCTCCTGCATATTATTACCACACACTTCGCACTTGTCGTCTTGACCGGGATATGATACTTGGTCTCGATGTAATGGACATACTTTGTATCTACCACCACGTACTCCTCTCTTGTCTGAGATGATTCTCATGAAAATTGGGTCTGCTCTAATTACCTCTTTTACTTTGAAGAATTGTATTTCTGATGTTTGAGGGTCTACATAATACTCTTTGATGAGTATTAAGAATGCGTCATCTACTACATTGAGGTCTCTCTCAATCTCAAACAGTACATGCATGAAGTTCTGCTCCATTGAGTTAGTCTGCTCCAGTAGATACTTTGGATAGATGAGTTGATTGACGTCAGGCGCTTTAGTTGGAGAATTGCATAATGAACACTCCTCGACATCGTGATTATATTCCTCACCACATGCAGTACATTTCTTTTGGAACTTTTTCTCCCAGTAGTAACCTCTTCTGAAAATCTCCTGACTGAGTTTGGCAAGCACCGTTCTCAGTATGAGATTCTCTTGAGAGACTGCATATAATGCCGGTAATGTGATTCCTTGTGCTAGAACTGGCTCTTGTATACCAGTTGTATACAGAGGCATTTGCGGTTCAGGAGTAGTTCTACTGCGAAATGGGCTGCTTATAGCAGACAAGAATCGTCCTATTGGGCCTTTCTCTTCATCTACCATTTTATCGCCTCTGCCCACTTTGTTACGTCGTCAGCCTGTACGCCCCACTCATCTAGGAGGGCGGTAGCCTTCTTGGTATCATCGCTCCAATTGTAGTATCGCACTACTTTAAGTAATTCGTTCTTTCGCAAAGAATCATCTTCTTGTATGAATGCTAATACCGCTTTGGCTTGAGTCTTCTTCATCTCTAAGAATGGTAGAATTCCCTTCAGTAGTTTGGATATGTCTGCTTTAGAGTAGAACTGCAATCGATGTTGACTTCTCTGAGTGTCGCTGTATACTTTTTGGTCTAGTTGTAGAATCCCACATCCAAGTGTTTTCTGCAATTGCTCGCAATGTATCTTGCCTCTGCTGCCTGTTGCTATGAAACCGGCTCTAGGCTCTCCTCTTTTCGTGATTGTAATATAACCATCAGCATCTAAGAATCCAGCAGCGTATGCCCATGGGTCTTTGATAATTAATCCAGTCTTGTCCATCTTGACGAAGGTGCCACGACTATTGCCGCTTATGACATCTACCTCCTCACCATACATCGATAACAGTTTAGATAGTTTAGTAGATGTCATGCTTTTATGTAATACTCCCTGCTCCATGAGTTCTTCGTGGATGGTTCTACCTGTCATTTCTCCTCTAAATTGTAGTAATTCTGCTGTTTTCTGTATGGACTCCTGCTCTTTGTCTGTTAATCTACCCATCTGTTTCAAAGTGCTTTTCCATATTTTCCTAGCATCTCTCTTAGACTGCATTGCATCTACCCAAGACTTCTTCTGTTCGTCTCCCCAAACATCTTCATACTCATTTAGCATTTTCAGAGTGTCATCTGCTCGTTCCCATTGATGACAGGCTCTTTGCAGACTTACTCTCCTGCTATCTCCGAATTTTCTAAGTGCTTTCAAGTCATTATCATTAACGCCTATTTCTCTTATTGTATCGGAATACTTTAGACACCAGTCATGCATTTTCAAAGTTGCTTCCATTTCCATTGATTTTAATGACCTTATATCGTTTATGGCTTTGTCTATGAAATCTTTCTCATCCTTGTTATGTCTTCTGACGCTTTTTAGTCTCTTGACTAAGTTAGTTGCCGAATACCCCAAGTTAGTTTCAAACCAACCCTCTCCATTAGCAGGAAAAGCCGACATTCTATTCATCACTCCAAAATGTAGTATTCTCGTTATTCTTATTCATTACAGTTGTATTCATGGTATCATCCAATTCCCTTTGCTTCCGCCGCTGACCCAAGAGTCGAAACCGGGCATGTACTCGTCTAGTAAGACTACACTTCCCTTGAACTCCTTAGATGCCCAATTAGCCAAAGCCAAACTCATAGCCAAGTCGTCATGCACACCAACACTCTCCAGTTTTCCATTCTTCTGCATACCGAATCTGTTGAGTTCCTGCTCAAGCAGATGCGTGTACTTCCTACTGCGTTCGTCACCGTATGGTGTTTTTATATTGCCCTGTTCAAAAGCCAGTAATAGAGACATAAAGAGAGATTCTTTCTTAGTTCGTGTAGTCATAAATACTCTGATGGGCATGTCAGATGCCATCTCTCTCATCTCCTGCTCTAGCATTCTTTGGAAGTTGTTACCCTCTAATTCTATCAAATCGGGTTTGAACTTGTTATTGAGCAATACCATCATTCTTTTCTGAGCCATTGAAGACATACCACGTTGGTGCACTACATGCACTATCTCTTTCTTTTGCTCATCAGGTTTGATTCTCATAATAGTCATTGCAGTAAAGTCAGCGTTCTTATCAGATGCAATAGCAGGGTCGTGACCAATAAAATGTTGACCGAAAACGCCATCCGCCTCTCCTTCCTCATTGTAATTGGTTTCCGCTCTATCTATCATAACTAATTTAGGGTCTCTAGCAGCCTCTAATATGCTCATCGGAAACATACTTGCTACATCATGAATAGGCTCACATAGGTATTCGCGTGTGAATTGTATTGCTGGCATGGACATTCTCCTTTGCTCTAGGGAATCCATGTCCCATCGCTCAGGCCACAATGCCACTCCTTCAGCATTTATTGCTGGATAGGTCTCGACTCTGAAAGTCTCTTTTTGTTCCAATTCAGCATACAGGTCGTTGTAACTGAATGGGGTACCTACCATCATTAATTTGCTACTGTGGTGGAGAACGGGTAGTAGAACACCATAGAACCAATCTGCGGTCTTTGCCAACTCAGTTGCAGTAGTTCCCCATAGAATATCGTCACATACTACAATATCAGGGTGGAAACCACGAGTTGCTCCTCCAACCGACTTTGCCATCATACGACTGCCGTTTGAGAACTCAAAGTATGATTTAGCCCATGGTTTACCTTGTGGTTTGAGATGTCTAAGAACATCGTTCTCCTCTATTAGATTACGTACAAACCTCATGTGTTCAAGGGTTTGTTCTAACGAATGCGAAAATATCATGACGTGCTTACCGGGATTGAATGCTGCCAACCAAAGGGCATATGTCATGAAGAAAACAGATTTACCGTGGTCACGAGAAGCCTTCACGCAATAGTACTGCGATTCTTCAAGACCATCTTTCCAAGACTCGTGGTGATGATTATACAGGAAGCCTAATACATCTACAAAGAAGTATTTGAACGACTTCTTGCACATTTCCCGGTCTGTATTAAGGATGAACTCTCTCATTTCCTCATTTGACTTCATTGTCCGTACTTCCTTTCCATGGTATTGTACATTTGTCGACCAGCGTTGTTGCTGCCGTTGCCGTACTGTTCTACTATTGCATCGAAAGGAGTCGTTACTCCTACACCGTTATTAGATGCCTCGTTCTCCTCTTCATCCTCTTCAAGCACTGTAAAATTAGCAGGTTGTACATAGGGCACATGCTGTGTTGGTGGCGCTATACGACGAGACACCGGAGGTGCCGGTACAGTTGCTGTCGTATTGGTAGGTGCTCCGGTTGATAAGTTCTTGCCACTGAATCTTTTTCCTGCTCTTGCCGCAAAGTCTTCAAGACCCTGTGAACCGTAGTATCCCTGCATAGCACCTGAGCCGACAGCGCCGAGGACACCCGGTTGTCCACTTGAAGTCTGATTATATGCTGAATTAAAAGCGCCTAGTCCAGCAAGGCCATATCTTAGCATACGCCCTCTCTCTTGGTTTGCTAAAGCGAAGTTGTGACTATCGCTTCCTATTTTTCCAAATCCAGCATTTTCCAATTGTTTTGGATTCAACATCTTATCGCCTCCGAGCAAGAACGATACTCCCGGCCCTCCCGAACCTACGTTCATGCCTACTTGTGGAGTGGATTTCTTTACGAGTATCTTGCTCATTGTATCCCTCCAAATGCCACCTTCACGACTTTTACTATTGTGTCGTCGTAACCATAGGTCTTTGATATTCTTTGCCAGTCACCTTGACTGTGTAATATGGTTCTGACATCGAGTGGGGTGATTCCCATCATCTCGGATATGTGGTTTATGTCGTTGATTGAGTGTGAGTTGAATGTGCTATTCGGAATGTGCTTCATGACCGCACCATCTAGTCTAGCCTCTTCTATTTGTAGTGATTCCAAGACTCTTGCCACATTATCGGACTTACCAAAATCGAAGAGTCTAGTCTGATATGGGTCTCCTGCTGATTCTTGGAACTCTCTAAGCCTTTTCTCCTGCTCGTACTCAGGCGTGGTCATGCCTGTGTTTGCATAGGTCTGCAAATCCGCTGCTGTCATTCCTTTTTCCGGCTCTTCTATTCGTCTGCCCGCAGTCGGTAGTACTCCCACGTTTCTATTGTATAAGTCTCTGACCTCGCTCAATGGGGCTTGAGCGAATCTTGCCCTTGCTTGCTGCTCGCCGCTGAGTCCGGGAGTGGTGGCACTGACTGGGCTTCTCACTCCAACTCTCTGTCTATCTTCCATTATTCCGGGATATCTAGGAGAAGCATTCTCACGCATTGGCGCACCTGCCGTTCCCCTCGGCTTACCCCTCAATGTGGTATTAGCGGTATCTTGTTCTCCGACTGGGGTTATTGGTTCTAACTCATCTGAGTAAGGGATGTGCGCTGGAACACCTAGTGCCGTCGGGTCATCAGATGTACCTCCCTGTACAACGTGGTCGAGCAGTGGTTGTATCGCCGCTAGTTCATCTTGATTTGGAAGTTCTTTGACCTCATGTCCGAAGGCAAGTGAATTGGCTGCATATATCTGATTCAGGATATTGGCTACTTTAGGCGCATCGGCTCTAGTCTCAGGGGTGTCATGCAGTCTGATTCCCGCTGCTCTGAGTTCTTCCGGGTCAGGCATGTCCTCAATATGGTTCACACCTAGGGACTGTGCGAGTATGGCATTGCTGAAGGAGTCCTTGGCTCTAATGTGATGCGCTACATTCTTGTTTGCTTGATGTTGTCTGAAGTTGCCCACTCTTCCTGAATGACTCATGAATAGGTCTAATCCTCTTCCCTCCTCAGCATCATCCCCATATCTCTGTCCGAAGAAGTGATGTAACTTACCCACTGTGCTGGCTCTGCTTTTCATCTTGCCCTCTTCATCAAACTTAGGCATTCTATTTTCTCCATATACGTGCTGAAATGAGGGATATCTAGACAGATACTGCCCTAATTCTCTTATCCCATTTGCGCTAGTAAAGTAAGACTTGAGGGGTTTACCATTGATATCGCCTTTTATCTGTGCTAGCATCTTCTTCGCCCCTGCGCTGTCGACCACTAGGTTGTTGGCAACTGCTTCTCTGTCTTGTCCTAGTACTCTTAGCATCTGAGTGGTGAACGAGTCTACTGTCGCTCTTCTTGGTTGTGGACTACCTTTGTAGTCGGGAGAGTGGTCTATCTGAGGTAGATTGTATATCAGGGATTTCTGATGACCAGTGCCCCATGATGTGATTCCTTGGAAGGCTCTCGTGTCTTTGATTCTGCTTCCTAGCATCTTTATTGAGTCTCTATCTAGCATACCATTGTTACCTAACTGTCCCTTTGGTACGTTGTTAGCACCAAACTTCATTCCTCCTTGTCCATCAGGGATTAGGTTCAACCTATGTGGTTTGATGTACGGTTTTTTGACCCAACTGTGTTGGTTTGGATTAGGGTGTCCATTCTCCGCCATTATCTGACCGAGTTCCTCGTTGAATGGTACGGCGTATGACTCTAGGAAAGTTCCGTATCTATGTCCATCGCCGTGAGCGTTAGTGTGTGTGGTAATTAGTCCGTGCTTATTGAAGTTGCTTCTAACCTCCCCATCCTGCTCAGTGAGTCTTGCTAAGTTTATTTTTCTCCAATCCAATGCGTCTGAATTTGGAAGATGGTTGTTGTCGTTATGCCTACTGTTATGTAGGTCTATGGCGCGGTCGACTATCTCCTTGCCCGAAATATTGATTCCGGCTTGAAGCATCGATTGTCCTACTGCTCGAATCACACCATCTATACCATGCATGTGATGACCGCCAGCCTCGTCGACATACACTTGCTCGCCATGTGACCCGCCCCCCTCGATGAATTGCCCCGGCATGATATGTCCCACTCCGGGTATACCAGTCTCACCCTCACCATGTCCGCCAGTATTGGCGAAAGCGGGTATGTCCATCTCACCGGGGCCTTTGATTGCCGCAGGTGGTGGGTATCTGAGTTTGTGCGCTGCACCACCGAACATTACGAAGTTAGCGTCGCTCTTCCTTAATAGAACCGCCTTGAGGATGGAATCCGTGTTCAAGGTGTCCTACCTCCCCTACCTGTCAAATGGTCAAGGGGGTTTACACCAAAAGTACGAGGGTCATTATTTACATCCTCAGTAGCACCTTCAGGACGTGTGGTCTCTTTGGTCGGAGCATTGTTATGTCTAGGTAAATTACTACCTGCACCTCCAGTGTCTTTACTTCCCATTCCTTTCTTCTTGCTATCCTTCCTCTTGAGCGCTTGCCTTGCTTCATTGATTAATTGTCTAAGTTCAGAGGTATCATAATACGATAAACCTCTCTTCTGTAAATCGCTACCTACGCCCACTTTGCTGGTCATAACCATAGATGGGCCGCCTTGTACTGTGGCAGAGGGCATTCTGCTAGGAGTGTATTGTGCTCCACCTGCCATGCTCTGATTAGCATAGCCCGATTGGTAGTGAGGTGATGGAGTAGAGGGCATATTCGGCACTCTAGGCATTGTGGGTCGTTGTAATGTCTGAGAAGGTATCATTCTAGGTCTCGATGGTCTTCTTATTACTGGTCTTCTAGCAAGAGCCGCTTGTCCGGGTAGTTGTCTGAGTGCTCCTCCTCCAGTAGAACCCGCTCTGTAAAAACGTGCTCCGAATCTCTGAGGTATAGATGTGACAGACCTAATGTTGCCCAGTCTTCTCTGTGCTTCCTGTTGACCTAGGTACTGCTTGTATTTTCCTATGTCTTTGGAGGTTGGCTGTTTATTCTTGCCGACTGTGCGGTGTCCCATCTCAACAGAAAGATGCGCTCTACCAAGACCGGTTCTCTTTCCCCCTTTGATTCCTCGCATTCTAGCCTTGGCTCTTCTAGGATTGGCAGTGGATATGTCGAATCCTCCGGGAGGCTTCTTAAACATCCCAGTAGATGGTCTCCATTTCTTTCTTTCTTCTCTCTTGTTTTTCTTATCCTTCTTCTTGGATTTCTTCGATTTTAATAGTTCAGACCAAGCATTATCCATTATTTCACTGGAGTACTTGTAACCTTCTACACCTTCACCACCAGCAAATCCCGGCCCTCGTGCTTGTGTTGCTAGACTGCTCAGCGCTCCGAAGTTACCGCTTGTTCCAGTTTGCAGAGATGTTTCATATTCCCCTTGTCTAGAATCATATGCATCATCTTCATCATCTTCATCTTCTATAATGTCCTTTGGAGTAATCGAAATATGCTTGAGTCTCTTAATCTCACCCGCTCTTTCCTTCTTCTGTTTCTTTTTCTTATCAACGAGTGCATCTCTGTACTTTGGGTCTTCTACTCCAGTGTAAGTTGCTTCATCCTCATTGTTTGCACGATATACGTGAGAAGACTCACTACGAGGCGCATACATTCGAGTATCAGAGGAACGTCCCATCATGGTAGATGATTTTTTAATGTATATTTTAGCCATTAGTGGTCTACCCCCGAATATTCACAAGATATCAAAAGAACCAGTCTACCGAGTTCTTCATAGAACCTCCCAATAGAGGTGGGTTGTTGAAACCTACTCCTCATGTAGCAGCAGTATTCCATGAACTCGTAGCATGATTCTCTGATTAAATCTCTTAACTCAAATACGTCTTCAGGTTCATCAGTCTCGGATATAGCCTTCAAGCAGTCAATGACCTTCATTAGACTATTCTCGGATACTATTATTTCTGAGTTTTTGAGAGAGTGCTCAGTAGAATGCTTCCTAAATGTATCACATACTCTAACGCAATAATCGAAGAATACAGGATGATAAATTTCTTGCATACTTTCCCCTAAGCAGAATGCTCGATAACCCGGATGATGTTGTTGCATGAGGTCTCCGACTGGTATCATACCTGTTCCTCCATCTCCGCCTCTAACTTAGACTTAATCCTCTTCCAACTCTCAGGACTTTCCTTGGCAATCTCTACTTGCAGGATATTTATGGTTTGATTAACTTGAGAACCTTCACCCATTGTACCCCATTCTTGCTGCACCTTAGTTAGGTCTTTGATTGTCTCACGAACTTCTTTATGGAGAGTCACAGCGTTTCTTACGAAACCTTCATCATGTACATCTCCCTCATCCATTAATTCTGTTAATTTACCATTCAGTTTACCCACATTGTTTCTCAAGACATTTATCTCGTTACCGACAGTGATAGCCACAGAAGTCGCTGCTGATTTCTGTACTAGTGGTTGGAAATGATGTTTCATGTGATGATATAACGTAGATTCCTTTATTTCAAGTTCTTCTGCTATTGTATCAGATTGCGAGCCGTCTGAGAAGAAACGCTCTTCGTACTCGCTTCTCTTCTCACTGGTGCATATGACGCAGGAGGGATTGGATGCCATGTGATACTGACCCATGTGATTCCTGAAGTGGCGGTCTGCTGTATTAGCCCTCCACCCCATGTCCTTATCTATCTGAGTACATGACATTTCACCGTTAGTGATGGCCTCCTCTAGAGTCTCTCTCATGTCACTTTGACAGAAAGAACAAGACCGTTTCATCACTGGCTGCCGCTCAACCATGCAGGATGCCACTACGGGTCGCTTAATCAGCCTTCTCTTTTCAGATAGGGTTTACATCGCCGCCTCTATTGGCGTTTGTTTGTCCTAATTGCACTCTTGCAGCATCTCTTGCTGCCCTCATTTGTGCTAATTTTACAGGGTCTATATTTTGCATTTGCCCCATTTGTGGAGGTTGTGGAACTATTTCTTCAGGCGTTTTACGATAATTTCCATCAGAGTCTAATGCATTCATTTCATTAGATAGTAGTTTTTTGTCTTCTTGCCTTTTAGGAGTTTTAACTTTTATTGGTTTAAGTCCTATGTCAGTAAGTTCTCTATCCCAATTAACAGACCCTACATCTTCTGATAGTTTAGTTCCACCACCTACACCGATAGAGCGACTAGGTTGTGTTCCTACATATTTTAGAAAATTCCATGCTTTTTTCATTGCATCCATATTTAGCACCTTATTAAAGACCGCGAGTTATTCTTTGATAAATCTGAGTCAATAGTATAAACGAGACAAAAATACCAATCATGTATATACTCATGTCAGATTGGCTTATATCACCGTTCTTGAAAATCAGTATTCCCATGAATATTAGGATTGCGCTGATGAGTTGAACCATCACCATATCCACTATTACTTGTCTCTTAGGTGAGAAGAAATGCATTGACATATCCGCTACTTGTTTTGGTATTAGGTTTAGGTTACTTGGGCCATTCATTGTACTCTACCTCCGAATAACATGTTTCTCATAAAAGAGCCACCTGCTTCTGCTGCTCCTGTCATTAAACCGGGGTCAGCCATTGCGTTTGCCAACTGTGCTTGCAGCATACTGTTGCTAGCATTCTGCATAGTCTGCATCTTTATCGCATTTGCTTGGTTAATCACTTGAGTAATTTGAGCATTCATTGCTGCTAGTTGTGCACCAACGTTCTCAGAACTCATTGTTTGCAGTTCTGTCGGTAACGATGATACATCCAATGAAAACTTTCCAGCATCTTCATCGAAAGTATAACTAGCATTCTTCATCAGGTTTAACACTGAGAATGTGGTTATCATACCCATTATCTCAAGTAACTGATTAAATAACGGTGTAGACAAGAAACGCTCGACTGGATATGCGTTGTCTAACATCGTCATTAGTATCTCAGTATCGCTTGGCGGTAATACCGCTTGTTGTTGATAAGGGTCTTGTCCAGTAAATCCTGAAAACATTGCATTCATCATAGATGGTTGCTGTTGCATACCTCCCATCATTGGATTCATTCCATTCTGTTGTTGCATACCCATACCCATATTAGGCATTGCATATGAATTTCCCATATTGGTTAAAGGTGCTCCTGATTGGCTTAGATTAAGGCTTAATCCGTTGTTTTGATAAGGATTTCCCATGCTCATTGTTGTCCCTCCATGTTCATCTCAGGTACAATGGGAAGGGGTGGGGTGTTTTGGTGTTGTTGGTGCATAGCCGCTTGCTGTCTCAATACATCTTGGAACGCTGGAGTGGGATTAGCCATCTCAAGCAATTCCTGTTTAAACATCCTATTATCGAAGGTTATGACAGTTAAATCATTTTCATCAGTCTGAGGATTGGTGTAGAATTGAACATTGATTCCCTTTGATTTACGCGCATCGCCCATTATCTCCGCAAAGAACGATTCGTATTTCGATATCATTGGGTGCGCTGGTGCTGTATTTGTTGTTGCTGTAACGGGTATACTTACTATACTAACTCCTTTCTTTACCTTATCTCGGAATCTACTGGGCTTCATCTCATCTTCTCTATCTTGTTCTGCCTCCCATTTACATAACAAATGATACAGATGAAGATGTTCGGGGCAATATGTGGCTCTAAGTTGTCTACCACTAGTGACTCCTTCTCTTGCTACGAAGGCTTCAGGCTCACCAGTGACTGGATTCTGCCAGTAGAGTTCCCAAAGTGACTTACCTGTATCCTCATCGCATATCTTTGCGTATAGATTGTCATGTTGTATAAGTTCCATCACATTGCATCCGTCCACACAGCAGACTGCCGTGTCTTTGTTATATCTATAATTAGACCATCCCCACCTTCTTGGGTCTAACATCGACCTCTTAGTAGGTTTGAGCAACTTGTAAGCCTGTTTGACATCCTTTCTTCTTGCCTTTCTAGGGTCAGGATGTCTTGAAGGGTAGAAATTGACTTTTGGAACTTCTATATTCCTTTCTATTGCTACTCTTTGCATTTGCTGTTGTGCAGCGGCTTGCTCAAGTAAAGCAGCATGTGTGAATTGAGGATTACCTTGTTGGGCTAAAGCCATTAGAGTGGCTTCATTCATTGAGCCAAGATTTTGTTGCTGTTGTTGGGCAAATGGGTTCATTGCGTTCATTACCATGTTAATCATCCTGCGGGGTGACGATTATGGACATTCCCCCATTTTCCACATGAATATTCCAATTTATCTTATCTCCTGATTTCAATTCAAATTGTTCGATAATCCACATTGGAACAGTGGTTCTGAGGGAATTACTACCCCCTGTTGATACTAAAGATGTGGTGGAACTCCTCCTCGCCATGTGCATCCCACTATGTTATCAGTCAAAAAGGTCACTCATGAGGTCAATAATCTATCATATCCATTAGAGACTGTTCTACGTTCCAACCTATCCTTGTTGCCATGAAGTTTCTTTGCGTCGGTATTCCTGCTTTCTGCAAGCGAATCAAGTCATCTCTGAACGGGTCAAATATCTTGTGCTCCGCTATTCTACCTTCCTGCCACAATTGGGCTGCTTTCTTATCGAAGAATCTGTCAGCCTTATTAGCGACTAAGAGAACCAGTCTAGGTGAGTACTTCTTACCTTTCCACCAACTCTTCACGTTCCTGTATCTATATTGTTTCTGTATCAATGAATCGACTAGGAATCTGAATCCGCCTATTTGGTCGATTCCCTGACCTTGAAATGCTCTGTCGTCAAACATGAAGACGACGTATTCGCATTGTCTAGAGACCATATCATCTATCCATAGATTCCAAAATCGGTCTTCACCACCAATATCAGCAGAGTGCACGACTCTTCTCTCGCCCTTGTATCTGAGTCTTTTTCTAGTGGGTTTGGGTAACATATACCTCGTTAGTAACTTGAAATGTTTGGTTCTCTCATCCTCATGTATCTCTTCCATCTCACCGGGAGTCGTCATGTATCTATCAAGAGTGGTCTTGCCAACCATGCTAGCACCATAGATGCCTATACGCCTAGATTTCCAGTTATTGTATATCTGCTGTCCCCATAGGGCTGCGCCGACTAATGCACTTCCTGCCATTGCAGCCATAGGGCATCAACTTACCAAATCAATCAGCCAATTACCAAAATCTCTCAGTTGCTGGTAACCCCATTCAACAGTCCATTCCCAAAGCGAAAAGTCGCTATTGGTCTCTATCGCAGATACCGTCATTGCTGCTACTACTGAGCAGAGTATAGTTCGTATCCAACCGATTCCCCATTCATATGTATTATCCACTGTATTGGCTAAATGCATTGCTCGAAGAGTCTCCTCAACGGAGTCGTCTTTTACATTACGAAAAATTCGTATAGGCGAAGGTATGAGTTGTCCGGGTAGTACCATGCTGGTCTACCTCACTAGGCTTTGTATCTTAAATCCGGCGACCCGTCCTTCTTTCTAGGAATGTCTTTTTTAGTCTTATTATCTGCCGCTTTATTTAGGTTGCTACCTAGATTCAAGGGTTTCTCATTCTCAGCATTATGTAGGGGTATTCCGGGATTAAATGTATTATGATAATCAACTCCAGTACCGCTCATAGTAGAGCCATTGAAAGTCGCGCTTATTCTAGATGGGTCTGCTTGTAGCATTCTTAGTTCATTTTCCAACTGCATTTCCTGCACTCTCAATTCTAAGTCCATCCTTCTTTGGTCAAACCCCATCTGTTGACTTCTGAATGACTCAGACCTCTGCCTCTGCATCTCCGCTATCTGCACTTTCTCTTTCATCCCTTGCTCAAAGAACATCTTAAATATATAATACGCTATTGTTTGAACAGCCAATGCACCCATAGCGTATGTCATACCGTTTATCGTTGAGTCAGCATCACTTCCAGTAGGAAGCCATAGTCCCGCACTAAATACTCCAATTGCTATTCCTACTAATGCTGACTGGGCTAAAATTAACCCTGTCATTTTCATCTCATCTGTGTCGCTCATCTATGTGACCTCGCATCAGCCCACGGCGGAGGTCACTTTAAGTATTCTCTTTCCGATTATTCTTCTTTCTTGTCTATACTACTAGACTATATTATAGTTGTATAGAATAATACTAGGAATTATCGTACAAAGACCATTTTATTTATTCTTCTAAGTGTGCCTTTGTTTTTGAAATGTCTCGCCCGGTTCGCGTGCTCCCCCTCTAATGTGAGTTTCCCACCTTGCGAATGACTCACATCTTGGTGGTTATGTGAGCCGTAGATTCCCCTGCGTTTTCTCTCACGATTTAGTTCTTCACGGTACTTGACGCGCTCCGGGCTTGACTCGTATTGGGTATCATATTCTCTCTTGTGCCTCATGGCTTCAGGGGACTTGCGCTCCTTGAGCAACTGGAGGGCTAGTTCCATTGGTTCGCCATAGGTGAATGTAAGTCTCTGCCCACTTGGAAAATCTGTGGAATATTCGGGGTTTTCTTGTATCTCCATACCACTAAACTTACCGTCTTCTACTGTTTCTCCTTTAGGTGTTACATAATTCACTCCTTGCTCCCCCCTTTCTGAGACTCCGATAGAATCTTGTTTGTATTTTGCTGCTATCTGATTTATCGCATCTCTTGCAGTATCAGGAACATTAGTGAGCATGAAAGACGGTTCTGCTTCCCACCCTGCTCTACCTGTGGCACTCGTAATATCAAAATCACCATGTTTCTCTTTGAGTTCGGTTAATTCTTGTAACATTTTATCTGAGCGTCTATTCTGTTCATTAACAGGCATAGCATCCCTTCCGGGTTTAGCAGCGATGAAAATATTACTGTTTTTCACTGCTAGTAAATCATTTACAATCTTTGGGTCGTAACCCCAAAGAGTAGACTGTTTTGTACTTCCCTTGAGCAACTGGAAGGCTATGTCCATTGGTTCCCCAGTCATCATCATATCTGAGTGCGTCATGTCGGGGTTGACTACGTGAGCACCGGGCGTGTCAGGTGGCAGTTGCACAGAGTTGAAGTTATAGGGTGTAGCCTGTTTGTCCTCGTAATGCTG